AATATTACGAAATAAAACTGACCTTTGACCGTTACCCGTATTGGCCAAAAATAATTCAGATGCACTTCTAGATGTGTTTAGAATTGGACCTAAAAACCCTCCCGTTAGTTGATTGATAACATTTAAAGCGTTTGATGTTTGTTGTGATAAAAACCCTGGCTTGTGTTGTTGTGTGAAGTAATCACCAGGAATCATAGAAACAGGCCAATAAGCACTTGCTAATCTAGTTGCCAAATCAAACGCCGCAACAATAGGATTTTCAGGGACAGTAATTCTATAGTTTTTATAAATTAATGGTTCTTGTCCTGTTGCAATTAAGGCAGCCTCAAAAGGGTCACTTAAAGAATCTAAGTTAACTTGACCAACAGTATTTTGAAATATCTCAGCGGCAATTCTTTGTTGGAATAAGTAATTAAGTTGTTCCGCCCCAATTTTAGCAATATAAGAATCCTGAGATAATGAACCGTCAGTTCCATTTGGGTTATCTGAAAATAATATACTATATGGTGTATAAGAAGACGGTACAAATGTTGGTGGATTCCAATAAGGTTGATAAATTTTATTATTGTTTTGGATATCCGTAATAACTACCATATCATTAAACCCACCAGAAGGTCCATATATGTTTTCAATATATGCGGCGTCGATATAAAACTCATTAACTAAGTCTAATACCGTATCTGTTGGACTGTACTCCCCTTGATTAGGGTTAACGGGTAATGGAGGTCCATTGTATGTGATAGTTGTATTAAAACCACCATTAGGTCCGTATTCATTTAATGGATATAATATCGCTGCAAATGGGTCATTAGCAATTAAACCATCGGGTGAATCAATAACATTACTTACTGTTTGTTGTATTTCATAGGCAATAGGTCCTGAGGGTGGTGTGTAAACACCAGGTACATCATATGGCTCCAAATTTGTGGCTAATAACGCATTTCTAAATGAAGAACTGTTAACAAACGATAATGTACTATCAGGCATTTTCTATAATTTTATTATAAATAGACATTATGTTTATTTTTAGACTCTCATACTTGCCATTTCCATCAATTGTGTTTGATTAGATGTTGGGGCGGTTAATCCATTATTATATCGACCTTTAGTAACCGCAGTAACCATGGCTTCTTTAACTCCTGAATTTTCAAAGGCTAACATAAGTTGAGAAGTATCAATATTTGAAGGTGCGGTTATGTTTAAATTAATATTAACAGGCCCTGAATCGGTCATTCTTTGTGTTGGGGGTTCGTTTCTATTATTAGAACCCATTAACGCAGATAAAACATCCTTACCTTTAGTGAACGACGCTAAGGTATCTTCAGGTAAAAATTCAACATTTTGACCAGGTAACTTTAACATATCTTTCGCAGTTGTTGTGGGTATATTTTCGGAAGTCATAAAAGCATTACCTAATTTTTTACTACCATTTTGTAACATTTCAAGAAAAATGTTTTGTTCTTTTGCCAAATTTGATGCCGCTGCGGCCCCCTTATCTAATGCCTGAGACCAAGCTCCGTCTACAAATTTGGCACTAGTTGACATACTATCTTTAACCACATTAAAAGTATCACTTAAAGAACCTTCACCTTTAAATATCTTGTTAATTGAACCTAAAACTTCTTCTGCCCCTGAACCTAAACCACTTCTAATATTTCTACTACTTAATTTATCCCCAGATAAGGCTTCAGCTCCCGCATCGTATAATAGTTTTGGAGCTTCTAAGGCTTGATTAGCAATTTTACTACCAGCCAATGCTCGTCCTGTTCTATTGGCAATAGACTCTAACGACTTATCCATAGATTTTGAAATTGTTAGTTGGTCTTTGGCTAAATCCTCCATAGTTTTTGGTTGAGCCATTTCTTTAAGAGCCTTCATTTGGTCAGGGTCTTTTTGTAGTTTTTCAATTGCTTCATTAATACCTAATTCTTCGTCACCTAATTGAATTTTATACTCTCCACCAGCACCCATTTCGGCCATACCCGCAATTAACCCTTTTTCTTCTTCAGTAAAACTTGACGGGAATTTAATTTTTTGCATTTTATCCGCAACCTCAGCACTTGCTAACGCCATTTTAGCTAATTCACCTTTATTCATACCCAAAGACTTTTCAACCTCCATTAATTGTCTTTTAGCACCTGGCATAATTTCAAACTTACCGTCCTCACCCAATTGAACAAACTGTTCACTCATTTTTGAGATTTGGTTTTGAAGTTCAGCGGGGTCATTCTGAGCCATATCCATTAAACGTAAAGGGTCTAATAATTCAGAATTTGCAACACCTAATCTTTGCATAGATGCCGCTAATTCAATTGCCTTATCAGGACTAAATAAGTCATCCGCCAATGTAAGAGTCCTATTCATATCAACTCTTAATAACGACGCTTGGGCCGCCATCTTAGCCAAACCTGTAACACCACCCGCAAAATTAAATTGATTTAATGCGGTCATGTTTGAAAGAACCTCTTTACTAACCGCCTGAGCGTTAACACCTGACTCTCTAGCAACATTAACAACTTTATTCATTTCACCCGCCACTTGGTATACGGACATACCCGCAGCTTTAAAATTAGTGACAAGGGTTTTTGCGGATTCACCTGTAACTTCGGCAGTTGCATATAAATCTTTATAAGAACTTGATGTTAGTATTAAATTTCTGCCTAATGCTTCGGCAACGTCTTTTTGGATAGTGACAATATTATCAAAACTACCCCCCATTCGTTCAACTTCAGAGGCCGCATCGGCCATAGCGGCCTTTAAATTAACAATGTTTTCACGACCTTGACCAAAAGATTTAACAATGGTTGTCGCTTTATCATCAATTTCTTGAATTTGTTTCGCAATATCACCAGCACGTAAATTAGTTGCCAAAGCGTCGGTAATTCTACCAACACTCTGTTCGAGGGCTCCTTGGACTTTACTTAAAAAGTCACCGCCAAGTTCGTTATCTTCAGGTCCTGCCATAGTTTAAATATTATATATGTATAAATACACCAAAAACAATTTTACTAACCGTTTTTAGGTGTATTGTCCTCAATAATTCTATCGATTAGGTACTTTCGCATATAAGTTGGCATAATGTGAAATTCAGTATAAGATAATCTTATAAATCTCGCCAAAAAATAATACTCCTCAATTAAAAATTGTTTGTGATTAGAAGAAAGGCCGAAAAAACTCCACCCCAAAGGTAATCTCGAAAGATACCAAGTCTCCTGAAGGGGCTTTTACTGATTTTACTAAATCTAATGAAGGTTGATTTTCTCTAATAAAATTACGGATATACTTAGAATCCATAATTGGCATTGAGTTAACGAAATTTGAAATTTGTTCCTTGGAATCATTCCCGTTAATTTCAATAATTTGTTTTGCTAGTCTCCAAGTAATGACTGGCGCCGTTCGTCCTACAGGATATTGGTCAGCCATTTTACTGATTTCAGTTGTTTCAGCAAAACTTAATGGTTTTAATTTAACCGAAACTCCTGATTTCGGTAATGTTGTTGTAAAAACACCATTTTCGTCAGGTTGGTGTTGTGTTTTTTTAATGTTTAACTCATCCAATACTACTGTATGTGAAAAAGGTTTACTTGTTTTGGGGTCAGTTACAGATATTTTATATTCAGGGCCAAATGAAGTGTTACGTAAGAAAATAAGAATAGCCTCAATATCACCGTCCAATAATTCTTCAGGTCTTAAATCGTGTTCATAAATTTTACTACGTAATAAAGTCATAATGATATTATCATTACTCATTTGTGTTGCCCCCATCAAAGCGTTTTCGTCATTTGCGGTCAAGTAACCGACTTTAATTGATTTCTTTTTTGATTTATAAAATACACCACCTGAAGGTAGTTGTACTATATCGTGAGGTAAGTTAAAACTCTCCGTTCCTGCGTCAATGATACTTTGGTCCATATTGTTTGTCTTTTATAATAAAATATACAGTAATTTCTTTTTTTTTAAATAGAAACAAAAAAATCCACATACCTAAGCATGTGGATTTAAATATATTTTGACTGAAATATTTTAATAGTTAAAAATCAATAAACTAATATACAACGGTCCATTCGCATTGTAGCTGTGATACTTGCTAAAGCGTCTGTATTATAAGCCAATGAGTCAAAGTTAACATCCGATAAGAATGTTCCCTCTAAAATCCATTTCTCAACAACAACACCAGTTGGGTCTAACATTTCTAAATCGACGTTCTTTTTGTATCCTGCGGCATAACCCATACGACCTGTCACTGATTCAGCACATAGACGTACCCACTCCATAAGAGCTTGAGACGCAGACGGACCAATAGGGTCACGGAATTTAACGTTAAGAGTTCCCCAAGTAAAACGACCTGCAACATAGGTTGAAGTGTTTAAGAAGGGAATCTCAACAGGGTTTATAGTTATATGTGGTCTTGACGTAGATTCAACGAACCATTCGTTAATACCCAATGTTGTTGGGAACCGAAGAATGAACCTGTTTTGTCTTTTTGGTTCATACGGTATCGGCATTTTCATCAATAAATCAGCCATTTTCTTTCTTTTTTTGTTATTTTGTGTTTATTTTGTTTTCTATAAATATCTCCAAATAAATTTTTTATCTTTACTTTCAAGATTTAAAAAATTATTCTTAGCATATAAGTATCTAGTTTTATTTATTAATATTCTTTTTTAATTCCTCCTGCAGTAGAATAAGTCTTAATTATATTATCTGGCTCATTTTCAAAATGACTTTTAACTTTTTCCACATTTCTTAAATCATCATCTGAAAAACCAATTATAGGTAAAAAGTTATTAGTTATTTTATTCTTTAAATACGCTTTCTTCTTAATTTGTTCAGAAACTTCTTTAATATACTCAACAAATTCTTTTAAAGCTTTAATTTTTCCTTCTTCGGGATTTGTTGCCGAGCCTTCTCCATAACTCACAGGATAAAATCTACAAAGGTCTAAATATTCACGAATTATTTCACGTTTATTTAAATCACCCTCATCGGCAATGTGTCGAAATTTTTCTAAGTTCTTAACTAACTCGTCTGAGTTAATTCCATTTTTATTTGAAACAATTAGGTTGTATACCGCCTCTTTAATTACCGAAGGGGTGTGACCTCTAGCGGTAACGATAGAAAAAATAGACCCGTTATTTAACGCCTCCACAAAATCAGGCCAAGCAGGACCTTGTTTAGCTAACATTGAGTCAACAATAAATTGTTTATCTCCATCAACCCCAAAATATTTAAATGGTTCATCACTAAACCCTACAATAGTATGTCCTTCATATTCAAACGGTTCCTCACCTATGTCTGTTCTATATTCCGCAAAATCCTCAGTTGACATACCAAAATTATTACCGTCCTCATCTTTTAAGATAATCTTAGTTGGCATTATCAGTATGTTGTCATCCCAATCAAATGAATAGTATTTCATGTCAGGTGTTCCCTCTTCATCAATACCTTCTACTATTCTTTTTCTATTTATCATTTTCACTATTTGGCTAAACAAGCCGAGGTTTTATGTCGACTTGTTTGTTATTTTATTTTAGATGTTCTCAAAAGATGCACCTGTTGGAGTAATATAGAACGTAATGTCTATAAATTCTAACGACTTTGTAGGTTTAACGTAGATTTTACCCGTCATTTGGTTTCTATCTAAGTCAGCAGCATCTGAAGAAACTGTTACACGGAAATCGTATAAACCTCTGTCTCTTCTGATTGCGTCTAATATAGGGTTAACCGCATCTAAGAAATCTTGTCTTACTTTTTGGTCGTTTTGTTCAAACAGTAATCTTACAGACACCGCAGAAATTAATTTACGAGCTTGAAGTAATAATCTTCTTACGTTAATTCTATCAAGAGCTGATTGTCTAACTTGTAGTGTTTTATTACCCCAAATTACAGTTCCAACATCAGAGAAGGTTGCAATTGGGTTAAGACGACCTTGATATAAAGTATCTCTATCTTCTTGTGTTAACTTCTTACGTGCTTTAATAGCATTTACAATACCTCTTGTGTAACCCGCCGCGGCAAACCAAGGGAATGCTATGTTATCTGTTAAAGCTAAGTTTCTTGTAACCTCAGCAGTTGCAGGTAGATAGATTTGTGTGTTGTTTACAGTATCTCTTGTTAATACCCATGGGTAGTAAGTTGCGGTATAGTTAGAGTCTATTCCTGCAGTGTCTAAATTATCAACAGCTTCTTGTGGATAAATTAAATCCTGCGTATTAGTTGTTGTTGGAACAAACATGTTGAAGTCAGGAGTTGTACAAACATAAAGTGAGTCAGCTCTATCATTTTCAATCATATCAACCGCACTTCCAACTAAGTCAGAATGATTTACATAATCGACACCAGGTGTAACAAATAAATTAATATTAACCGCTTCAGGATTAACAAAAGTTTTTTGTCCTAATAAGTAAGCGTAGTAATCGGTGTTAGCGTAACCTTGTGTGTTATCTCCAACCGTAATTTGTTTAAATGCTCCCCAACCTGTCGCCGTAGGATATTTGATTGATGGACATGAACCTTTTAAGTATCCATTTCTACCTAATACGAATCTATCACTGTTTGTTCTATGTTCTCTATAGATATCCCATCCGTCAAATCCTCCTTGTACTAAGAATGAGAACTTACGAGCAAAAATTCTGTAGTAAGGGTTAGCTTCTGTATCAGGGTCTTTAGTAAACGGTGCACTACCACAATAGAATGCTGGGGTTCCACTTGTTACAAATGCATTAGCTATAGTAATACCACTTGCATCAATATCCATATGGAATCCTCTACTTCTAAAGTTCCAATCTTCACCCGTAGAATCACTACAAATATCTAAAGGAAGTTGTTTACCTTTGTAATAGTAGTAATCAACGTCAATACCTATAGTATCAGAAATACCTAAATAAGTTCTACGTACATTATCACCATTACTTCTTGTAATATCGTCAGCTCCTGAAGATAAACCAAATGGTGGATTATATACTACCTCACCTGGAAAATCATATTTTTGTTTAATAATTGGGAATGGAGGTCTAACACCCGCATATTCTCTAAAATTAAATCCTAAGAATCCACAAGGTAATGCGTCAATTGGTGCGTCTTCATTAAGTTCAATCATAACGTATTTAGAATTCAATTCATACTCACCGTCAATAGTGCCAATTTTCTTCGCAATGAACGCATTATCATTAGGGTCCATATTACAGTTAGTGAATTTTTCAATAACAACTGGACTTGAGTCCGAATCAAAGAAATCTCTAACTAATACGTCAAATGTTCCATTGTTAAATGAAATATTTGCTATTGAAATTTTAACCTCCGTGTTAGCCGCCTCACCATCAGCAATTGTTGTAAATTTAAATAAGTTGTAAACTTTGTTACCTCTTAATTCCGATACTACCCACGGTGATGTTGGTGATTGATATTGTTCTAAATACCAAGCGATTGATGTAGGGTCAGAACCTTGTCTTGCGTTAGGTAAAGCTGTTAAGTTACAACTTAAACCTCTAATAAACCCTTTTCTCCATCCGTAGTTTAATAAAGCTTGGAATCTTTCTTCAACAAATAAAGGAACTACTGTTCTTGGTTTTGCAAAGTTAGATGAACCAAATACTTTTGGTAAATACTTAGGGTCAGAATTTTGGAATGATGTTTCAAAGAAATACGTGTTACCATCTTTATTTGTAATATTAATACCAAATGT